CCTATCCGAGAGAGTTTTCTCGGGTTGTCGATGGCTGCCTACTTCACGAACGGGGGCCGGAGAGCCTACGTTGTTCGTGTAGCGCCTTCCGACGCGGTAGCTGCTGACGCTCGTGTGCTTGCTCAGTATGCGGACGAATCTTTGGAGACCGGTAACGGGGTGCTTACCACGTTCTCTAAGTTTGCGGCTACGACTGCCATCCTTGCTAAGCAGGGGTTAGCTCCCATCAAACCCGGAACCTTGTCTATTCGCTATCGTGAGTTGGGGGCTCCTGTTTTGGCTGGTGTTGCGCGAGACCGCACGAACGCTGCCAACCTTCAGACGGCTACGGGTGTGGCGCACTACGAAGGGCGCATCAATCCAGCGGCGCTGCCTACCTACGACACTAATCTTGATGGGGTTGTTCGTGGCACGGTAACTGTCCACTACTCGGCGGCTACGGTTGTCCAGAACGTGGTAGTCCCCGCAGGAACGGGGAGTATCGTGATGGGTGTTTTGACGGTAGGTCCCGACACGGCTACGGTAATCTTCGACCATGCTAGTGGTCGCTTCTCGTTGACTACTACTGGAGCTTTGGTTCCGGTACTGGCCGACAACGCGATCAACATCACGGTAGACTTCACTCCTGCTTCGGCAACCCGCACAGTAACTGACAACTCGTCCGGTGCTCTAGTGGGCTCCACAATCGACGGGACGTACGTAACGTCTGTTACCTCGGGGTCTGAGACTATCGGCCCTAACGCGGTGGTTTACACTTCAGGGGGCTATAACTTTGACGTGTTGGTTGCTCCGCACAACTACGCCAAAATTTTGGTTAATTACACGGTGGCGGCTTGGGACATTAATCCCATTTCCGTTGGAGCATGGGCGAACGACGTAAAGCTTACCTTCTCGGGGAGCCTCGACTACTTCACTGTCCAGACGGCGCAGTACACTAGACACGACCTGCTGGTTTCTATCCGCAACACGGAAACCGGTGTTTTCGAGATTGTGGAGCAATTCGGAGAGCTGAGCCTTACCGATAACACCTCTGAGAACTACTTCCCGGACTTGATCAACGAGCTTTCGGATTACATCCGAGTGGTTGATCCCGGTGGGGACCTTCCGATCCCTCAGTTGAGCGGACGCTCACGATCCCTTGTTCTGGCGGGTGGTAACCAGCTAGCAGGAGGTCAAACAATCTCGGATACCTTGGTTGGTTTCCCCGTAGCTTCGCGTTCGGTTTCTATCACGTACACCGATTCAGGATCTGTAGTTCGTACGATTACGGACGACGGCAACGGTAACCTCATTGGAGACGTAGACGCTACCGGAACCAACACGATCAATTACATTACGGGTGTAATCAACCTCAAGACTCTCGGGACGATCAAGGGCGGGACCCTTGTGGTAGCGGCGTACTACGGTGCGCCCTCCGAGACAGCTCACGAAGAGCGCTTCGGTGATGCGGCGAAGCAGTTTACGATTGGTCCTGTAAACTTCTACGCTGCTGGCACCAACGGTACCTACAACTCTACGTACTGGGGTCGTGCTCAGTTTACCTCGCCTCTTCTTATTCCAGCGAGTAAGGGGCTATACGCGTTGAGCCGGGTAGACGACTTGTTACAGGTTGGTTTACCTGATTACGCCGGGGATGTTGTTATCTCCGGGGACCTTTTGGATTATGCTGCAACGCGTGCTTCGCAACCTTCTGGGGGTGACCGCTTCATTATCCTCACGACTCCCAAGGGGCAGGATCCTCAAGAGGCGGTAGATTGGTTGCGCTACACTTTCGCTCGAAACAGTGATTACGCTGCGATCTACTGGCCCTGGATCAAGGTAGCTGATCCCTTGGCGAATAACAGGCCGCTGTTGATCCCTCCGATTTCTCACGTGGCTGGTATCTATGCTCGGACGGATTCGTCGAAGAACGTAGCCAAAACTCCTGCGGGTACGGTAGATGGGGCGCTTCAATTCCTGCTCGGGCTTGAGTACGTCGCGACCCAAGGGGAGCGTGATCTTGTGTATCCGAACAAGATCAACCCTCTGATCTCGTCCCCTCAGACAGGTTTCGCGGTGTGGGGAGGTCGAACAATCTCGATCCAACCTCAGTGGAAGTACATCAACGCAAGGCGTCTTTTCATGTTCCTGGAGAAATCAATCTTCAATGACACGTTCTGGATCGTGTTTGAGGATAACGGTCCGGGGTTGTGGTCGCGGATCACGATCCAGCTATCCGGTTTCCTAAACTTCCTGTTTTCAGAACGCTACTTCGCGGGGAGTACGCCGTCAGAAGGGTTCTTCGTTGTATGCAACGAGGATAACAACACGGCAGCTACCATCAACCAAGGTCAGGTTATTGTTGATGTTGGCGCGGCTCCGCACAAACCCGCTGAGTTTGTGAGAATTCGTTTCGCCCAAATCACTCAAGCTTAAAGGAAACGCCCATGCAATTGACTATCACCAATCTTACAAGTTCCCCCGTCTACATCCGAGAGCTTTACGCATCGGTTCCCTCTGCTACTCCGCTTGTCCTGAGCCGTACGGCGCCTGAGATTCAGGCTATGTCCGGGTTGTTCGCCGCGGTGGCTGCTGGTTCCGTTTCGATGGCTGTCTCCGAGGATACAAACGAAAACACGAGCAACGCTCTTCAGGTAGTGGAGGCGGCTATTCCGATGGCGCCTCCAAACTACACTACCGGGGGCCGTCCTGCATCGACCACGTTCCCTGTAGGTTCGATGATCTGGAACACTACTACTAGTCTTCCAAACTTCGCCACTTCTGGCGGTTGGGTTCTGGCAGACGGCACCGCAGCTTAACTTAACCTGAAAGGCTACCGAAATGGCTCGCGCTACAAATACAGACTACTTCCATTCAATGCGGTTCTTCGTTTCTAGTAGTCCTAGTAACGGAGGATACGATCCATTGCCGGTGGCCCAGGCCGGGTTTTCTACGTGCTCGACTCCCGAAGCGAGCATCGATGCCGTAGAGTACAAAGAGGGGCACATGGTTTACACCCGGAAGTTTCCGGGGACTCCGACCATGGCGGATATCACTCTAGCTCGGGGTGTAGCTTTAAAGGACACCCTGTTTTACGACTGGATGTTTAAGGTGATTGAAGGTGGTGACCAGTACCGTACGGACTTGGTTATCACTCACTTTCACCGCGACGCGTTACCGGGTTATCAGGGGCTTAACAACCCCAACGCTACGGCGATCAACGTAGCTCAGACACCTCCGAGTAATCGCCAATACATCGTCCAAGAAGCGTTTCCTTTGCGATGTAAGATTGCTGGGGACCTCGACGCTACGAGTGCAGACGTTTCCGTTGCTGAAATGGATGTATGTTACGAGCACTTCTATGTCCAAGAGAAGGCTAAGTAAGAAGCTTTGGCTCGTACTTTTCTTTCTGATTACCTTCAGGTATTCCCGTTCTGGCTAGCGGACATTGGGCCGCTAGCCTCGGCATCCCTGCCTATTTTGACTCCGATAGCGGGGTTTGCGACGATCACGGCTCCCGAGATTGTTGCGGATGTTGAGACGTTCAAAGAGGGTAACTGGATGTTCGCGCGCAACGTGATCAAGAGCGGTTCGGTTAGTCCGATGACTTTGACTCGCGGCGTTAGCTACTTCGAGGCTGATTTCTACTACTGGATCAAGGCTGCTTTGTACGGAGATACGGAGCAGTTTGAGAGCACGGTGCCGGGGTTGAACATTGGGGGGCCAACGTATCGGCGCAACCTGATGTTGATTCACTTTTTTTCCCGTTCAGTGGCGAACCCGCCTAAGGGAGGAGATCGTTCCCAATTGGCCGGGGACGCTCTTAGGGCGAGTTTACTGACTGCTGGGGTAGGCTCTGCGGATATCGCTGCTGGCGCCGGGCTAGGTAGTGTTCTGTTTGGGCTGACTGCTTTGGCGGGGGCGGCAGGGGTTCCGTTTGAGTTTGCCGCACGGCTACCAGCTAGGGCGTTTATCTTGAACGGTTGTATTCCGAAGAGATACAAATCAGGCAGCGACTTTGATGCCTCGTCGGGGAGTATCTCGATTGCTGAGTTAGACATTGAGGTCGAGACGGTGGAGCAGCTTGGGTTAATTTGATAGGCTACGGCATGCCCAAGACGCCCAAGACGCCTACCAAGCTTGAAGCTACCACCTCGGCGAATGTTGGAGTTTACGAGGTTCCTCTCGGTGCTCCTATAGTTCGTTACTCGACGGGGAAGCCCGCGCCTAAGCCCAAGCAAGAGAATTCGGGGTACGAGCCTATAGAGGCTTTTTTGCGTAGAGTTGGCAGATGAAAGCCAATCTTGAGGACTTTGTTACCGCTTTCTGCTTTACGATGGTGGCAATTGTTCTATACGCTTTAACGGCGAGATTGATTTTCTGATAGAGTGCACCCCCATTTTTGTGTTAAGCTTGCAGGGTGGAACCAGAAATTTCTTTTGATGCGTTAGACGGGGAGGTTTTCAATCTACCTGACTTGTCATTCAAATCTACTTTTTGGAAGATTGCTTGGAGAGATAAAGTGTTCGAAAAGAACAACTCTCGTTGCAATGGTTGCGGGTCTGAGGACCACGTGGTCGCGCTTCCGATTGTTCCTTTCGAGGTTGGGGGCTCAAAGAGTGTAGACAACGGGGTTTTAGTTTGCCGCGTGTGTCGGTTGGTTAGTGCTGCTCACTACGGTGGTCGAGAGCAGATACCGCGCCGTTCGTTGTCAATCTATCTCCCGAGGGAGCTTCACTCACGGATGTTGGAGGTAATCGACCACGCTGAATTCGGTTTTTCCTCAGTATCCAACCTCATTCGGGGGATGATTGAGGAGGCGCTTAAGGACCTCTCAAAACTCTCAGATTTCCGTGTTCAGGAGCGGAAGCCTGCGGACGTTAAGATTGTAGCTACCGTGTATATCGAGGACTTCGAGCGGCTCAAGAAAGCGCTGGAATGCTGGCCGGACGTTACGGTGATCGATGTTGTTCAGGGGATGATTGAGCATCACGTTGATGCTTGCAATTCGAGATTGGTAAAAAAGGAAGTAAAAAATGCCTAACGAAGTTTACATGATTGAGAACGAGATCGCTGACCCTAAGTCATCGGTTTCAATTATAGAGCTACCCTGCGGTTTGCTGGTTGATCAGGTATTGCACAAGAGCGCCAAGGTACGCGAGATCACGGGGGCCGAGGAGGATTTGTTAGCGAACGACAAGATCCCCAATAACCGGAAAATGGACGAGTTGTTAATCTCGTGTACGGAAGCGTTAGGGCCGTACGGTACTATCCACGAGCTTAGGCACCACATTCCCAACCTTTTGATTGGAGACCGCGTAGCTCTTCTTTTGGCTATTCGGCGTGTTTCTCTCGGGGACTTGTTTCCTTTCCGGGTTACCTGCCCTAACCCGGAGTGTAAAAAAGAGAGTCTTTTCGACGTAAACTTAGGCGACCTTGAAGTTAAGGAGATGCCGATCCCCGAGAAGCGAGTTTATACGATTGAGACCCCTCGCAAGGTGGTGGTAGTTTGGCACCCGATGAACGGTGTAGGAGAGGCTAAGCTAGCCAGCACGAAGGACCGTGAGGCGCGTGTAACAATGTCGATGCTTGCTCGGATAGACACCATTGACGGTAAGCCCGCTACGTTAGACCTGCTCAAGAGGATGGGGACTTCGGAGCGAAGTTTTATTCGCGAGGCCTTCGAAGAAGCTGAGGGCGGGGTTGACACCGGGGTAGAGCTGACCTGTCCGTATTGCGATCACGAATTCGCTACCGATCTAGAGATTGGGCAGAGAGGTTTTTTCTTCCCTTCGGCTACGCGGAAAGCTTGGAAGCCGAAATCCAATTCTTGATGGAGACGATGCGTCAGTCGTACACGAGCGTGGTTGCTATGCCGAGTACGCGGCGCCATCGGATGGTGCTGTCCAAGCTAGAATCTCTTAGGAAGCAAAAAGCCGAACAAGAGGCTCAAGCTGCTAGGATGAGGTCCAGACGATAGGAGCGCACGATGAGTTTGAACATGGCCGGTCTCGGCTTTACTTTTACAGCCGAGAATACTGAGGTAACGCAAAGCTTCAACGCCATCGACGCCGGAGCTACGAGAGCTTTAGAGGGGCTCAAGGCGTTCGGTCATGTTCTCACCGCTATCACTGGTATCGACGCCCTTACGTCGGCTGTGAAGCTTCTAGGCTACGCTTTTGCGGGGGCTACGGGTGCGCTTATCGGTACGGGGGATGCGGCGGCTCAGTTGAGCGAGTCAGTTAAGCCGGAGGGGATAGCGGAGGTATCTACCGGGGTCGAGGAGATGGGTAAGAAGCTTGAAGTCACGGGGCTTCAAGTCACGGAGTTGGGTGGGAAGTTTGCGGGCACGACTTCGATGATCACGCTAGGTGGTCGGGATGCTGCTCGCCAGACGGATATTTTAGCGGCGATGGTTGATCGGTTGGGGCGTTCCTTTTCCTCGATTGGTTCTTCTGTTTTTAGTGTGATGAGTGCATTAAACCCGCTTAAAATGATCGGGTCTATTGCAGGCCCTGCGGTGAGCGCCATTGGTTCTGTGGTCAAGGCGATGAATCCTGCAGGTTTAGGCTCGTCTATTGTAGACAAGTTTAAGGCCATGACGGCGCACGGGGGAACGCTCACTACGTCTATGGAAGCGCAAGCCCAAGCGATAGGTAAGCAAACTCGGGCAATGGCTGTCAACATGGGCTACTCGGGGGACAAGATTGCCAAGTTCCAAGGCCAGGTTTCTGGGATGGCTATGGGTCTAGGTATCGACGCCGGGGTAGCAGGTAAAGCCGTTTATGCTTGGGATTGGGCAGGTAAGGAGTATCAGGCGATAGGGCTCAAGAGTGCGGAGGCTATCGCGAAATTCTCCGAGGTGACGGGGATGGACGCTAACCAGATGGCGACCAATCTCCGAAAGGCTAGGGAGAGTTTTGGTCTTACAGATAAGGACCTAAACGGGTTAACAGGTTCGCTTGTTTACTTTGGTCAGCAAACGGGGGATGTAGGCAAGATTCTCGGGACAATGCCTCAAATTCTTGAGCAGATGGGGCAGGTCACGGATTCTACAGGTAAGAGTTTACGTGGCGCAGACCTCGCGAGTTTCGGTAAGGAAACTATGGCAGCGGCTGCGGGTTTCTATTCGTTTTACCAGGATGGGGATAAAGCTCAGAAGGCTGCTCTTTCTTTGGGAGACGCGATTATTAAGGGGCGCAAGAGTTACTCCGAGATGTTTACTGGGGCCAACGAGCAGTTCCCAGAGCTTTTGAAGTCGTTGAGTATTGCCGGAGGCAACTCCCAAGAGGCGTTCAAGCTTATGAATCAAGGGCCGGAGGCGTTTATGAAAACCATAAGCGAAATGGCTCTGAAGATTAAGACGAGTGGTGTGGATGTAGAGGCTCGTCTAGGGATTCTCCGAGATCACACGAAGAAGGCGCTAGGTGATGAAGCTGGGGGCGCCGTGATCGACTTTATAAATAAGGCGGACGCCTCGACTTTAAAACTCATGGCTTCGACGAAGAATTCCCAAGCTGATCTTGGGAAGCTAGCTAAAGCGGGTTGGGCTTCGGGGAAGACGTTAGCTGAATCTTTCGAGATGGCGGAAGCCTCGTTCATTACGAGATTCAGGAACATCGGAAGGAAGGAAGCAGTCTCGTTCGTTCAGGATACGACTAAGCAGTTTGCAATCTTCTCCAAGCAGATTTCGGCTGTAGCGGCTAACGGAGGTCCGTTAGGGGAGATTGTTAAGCGGTTCTCGGTAATGCACCAAATCGGGGTCAAAGCCTTATTACCGGAGACGCTTCGACCCATTGCGGCGGTGCTCGGGACGATGGGCAAGGAGATTGGGCCTCTACTCGGTATTCTCGGTTCCCTCGGGTTCCGTTTTTCAATGCTGTTTTCCCCGATCACCTTGCTGGCGATTCCGATTGCTATGCTTGGGTTGAGGCTTGCCGATCTAATGATGAAGGGGAAAACCTTCATGCAGGCTTTGGAGCAAATCGGGAAGGATGTTGTAGGATTCGTTTCGAAGATTCCAGGTTACGTTGACCTAGCTCTAAACTACCTGCTTGGGTTCTCGACTAAGTTGTATGACTGGGCAAAAAACTTAGATTTTACTACGCTTTTTACCACCCTAGCGAATAGTCTCGGTGCTGGTAGCGGGGACTTGAGTTCAAAACTCCAAGTTTTTGCTTCGGATGTATTCGAGGGGTTGGTTGCGGTGTTCTCGGGGAAGGATCCAGCGACGGTGACCCGAATGGGGACCATCGTGGTCAATCTCGTAGGGGCTTTGGTCAACGCATTCCGAGCACTATCATCAGGGGCGCAGACCTCGGGGATAGGTGAGTCTCTTTTGGAGCTTGTTAGCGGCGCCTTCAACACGATTACGAGCACGTCTAAATCCCTCGTTGAATCGGTTGATTGGGCCAGGTTGGTTAACACTGCCTTAGGTGCTGTTGAGAAGGTTTTACAGGCCGTAGGTAGTTCGAGAGCCGGGAGTTTCTTAGAGACTATCGGGAAGTTTCTGGGGAGCCGTTACGACATGCTCGGGAAGGTTTTTGTTCAGCTCGTTACAGGGGCTTTGGAGTGGGTAGGTAAGGCGGACCTGAGCCGAGTGCTTGCCCTAATCATCGACAACATCTTAAAACTCGGGGCAGGTCTGGCCGTGGGAATCGGTTCCCTCGTGAGTACCTTGGTTTCGATGATTCCGACCTGGATCCCCCTAATTTTCAAGGCGGTAGGTAAGATTGCTTCTGAATTGCCGGGATTCCTCGGGGGTGTTCTCGGGGGCTTAGGGGATAGGCTAGGCCCCATGCTTTCCGGGTTGGTTGAGACACTGATCACGACCCTTATCGACCTGATCAAGGGTTCTCCGGGGGCTACCGGAATGGCGGATAGTCTGTTTCCGAAGGTGATTGAAGCTGGAATCAAATTGATAGGTGGAGCTCAAACACTGATCTACAAGCTCGTTGATGCTGTTTTGGTAGGCATCAAGAAAGCCTTAATCAAAGCGTTTCCCGAGTACACGACGGAGATCAATAAAGCTTTCGCCATTGTCCAGGCGGGTATGGAGTTTCTTTTCGGGGCCGTAAAGACCCAGTTAACCAACATGGGGGCAATTCTGAAGTTTTTAGTGGGTGTTGCGGTGGATTCTGTAAAATTCGCGATCACCACGATAATTGATATCTTTAATCTCGGGTACGCTACTTTTAAGGGTACCTTTCTAGCTATCAACGGCGTTGTCTACGGGGTGGTGGAATCAGCCAAGGTAGTGGTTGAGGAGGGGATTGCGTTCTTTAAGGCTGCTATCGAGGCTTTCAAGAACTTCTTTGGAGAGATTCTTGAAGGCTTTAAGTTGATGGCTACGGACCCCATGGCGGGGCTGAGCATGATCCTTAACGCACCCGTCAATCTCTTAACGGACCTTTGGTACAGCGCAAAGGAGACGGTAAGTAGCCTAGTCATGGGGTTGACGCCGATCTTTACGTGGACGTGGGACCAGATAAAACTCGGGATAGAGACTGTTTTCGGGGGCGTAATCGTCTATTTTCAGGCCACGTTTGATCGTATCGGCGCTTTTGTTTCGAGTTTTGCGACTCGGTTTATTGAGTTGTTCGATACGTTGACGGCGCCGCTTGAGGCGTTCAAAAACACAGCCAGCAACGCTTTCAACGCGGTGCAGGAATCCGCTAAGGCGGTTTTTGGCAACTCGATCAACGACTACGTCCGGGAGGATATGGCCACCTCTTCGGCGGCAGTAAATGGATTCCAGGAGAACTTCGCCAAATCGTTTACGGGGCTTCCTGTTACGGCGAGCGAGGGGATGACTCAGGTAACGGGTAGAATGTCCGAAGACTTGAACGCATCTAAGGAAGTTTTCACTGCTGCTTCGACTTCGATGGGTGACTCCCTAGCGGCGATGTATCAACGCTCGACTGAGGGGAGCGCTGCTATGCGCGTTACTCAAGAGGCTACGTGGCTAGGTCTACAGACGGACTTCACGACTTCCATGACGGCTATCGTTACGACAATGTCCGAGAGCCAAGAGAAGATTGGTGAAGGGCTCACGTCGATGATGAGCCTCGTTTTGACCACGGTTTCTACTTCGATAGAGAAGCTGTTGGTTGATGGGTTGGTCGGGGGCTTCAAGCGCGCCTTTACCGACCTGCTGGTTAAAACTCCCGATATGTTTTTCAGGCCGTTCCAGGAAGCTTGGAAAATGTGGACTGAGACTCTGTACACGACCTTCGCGGACGCGACGGTGCGCATGCTGGTAGCGATGGATCTAGCCACGAACGCGATGAAAAACGATATCGGGAATATCGTTTTTCAGATCCGTAATCTCACGACGGCGCTGAATCAGATGGCGTCTGCGCGGTCTCGCTTGGCGGACGAACGCAAAAAAGATATGCAGGAAACGGCGGAAGAAGCAAAGAAGACTTCCCCGCTGTCTGGCGATATGGCGCAACTCGTATACGCTGTCAATAACCCTATCTGGTACGTTTCTTACGAGAAGGTTTTCCTAGAACAAATGAGCTTGTTGAGGAGCACTCTGAAAGAGGTTCAATCTCAGAGGTCCTCAGGTCCTAGCCAGAGCGGCGCGGCTGCGCGATATATCTCTAAAGGGGCAGGGCTTAAGTAAATGGCGACATTCGTAAGAAACAGCCGGTTAGCGTTTTCTGAGCTTGTCTCCGTAGACGGGATTGAGTTTTGGGACATAAACCTGATACCCGTGATCCCTGTACGCGACGATGAGACGATGTACACCGTCTCGTACTCGGACAGAATCGACCTGCTAGCTAACAGGTTTTACGGGGACCCCGTTCTTTGGTGGGTACTTGCGGCAGCGAACAACCTCGATCTAGTTCCTTCGAGTTTGAAGCCGGGGTCCGTACTCCGAGTACCTTCGCTGGCGCTGGTGCAGGAGATACTTGGTTCTCCGAAGGACGTGTTCTCATGACATACAACTTTTTTTCGGCCTACTTCAAAGCTGACCTAGTCCTAGACGACGACTCGGTTATTCCGTTCTGGCAGGGGCCTGTTGATCCCAAGATTGCCAAGAAGGTGAATTACAAAAGCGCGGGGGCCGTGAAATCCGAGAACATGGCCATCGCTTCGGACTTAACCGTCGAGCTGTCTCTCGGGGGTTACTTCATGCTTAAGCTCGATCTGAGGCCTACTCCCGAGGATGCTCTAGCGCTGATAAATTCGAACGCGATCATCATCGGGTTGACTCGTTTGCGCGTGGAATTTGGCTACACGGGGGCCGGTTCGATTCGTAGCCCTCTGTACACCGGGATTATCCTTGAGCCGGAGTTTACGATTGGTGCTGAGTACTCTCTGAGCTTTAAAGCTCACGCTTCCGTTGGTGTGGCGTTGAGGCGCTCCCAAGCGACACGGCAATTCTCGTCGAAGACAAGAGCAGAGATTGTTACAGCCTTAGCGGCTGGTTCTGGTAGTCCAGCGATCCCCCTTAAGGTGGATACCTCAAAGGTTACTGCGGAAAAAGAAAAGAAATTGCTCCTACAGAACAAGATCAACTACGAGCAGGGCGGTAAAAACAATCTCTTGGCGATTGCTGACGTGCTGGCGCAGTGTCTTTGTACCTACCGGATAGAGGACGACCCCAAGTCAAAGACGGGAGGGCAGATTCTAGTGGTGTTGGATAGAATCTCTCGATTTGGTTCACCTCCGGTGAAGACCCTGAGGTTATTCAACCCTCAGAACCCCTCGATTCAGACAAAGCCGATTATCCCTGCGGGGGAGTTTTACGGCCCTAACGTGCTTCCGTTGTTGTCGGTTTCGACGCAATCAAAACAGGTTTTCCTGCCCGGAGTAACTCGGGGGTTTATCAAACAGACCTTCGACGAAAAGGCAAAACAGGCAAAAAACAAGGTACAAGAGGTTGATAAGATTTTACCTGGGCCGGTAGCAGGGGCAGGGGCTACGCCGAAGAAGAAGATTGCGAAGGGCCTGAAAAACAGCAAGTTCCATCCTAAGGCGAAGCTGAACAAGGGCGGGGGCGGAGCCGTAAAGACGGGGGACCACAAGTTCCCCACGCAATCGGCCAAAGCTGACTACGACCTTGTTCAAGCTCAAGTAGATGCGGGTGTACAGCTTGAGCTTGAGACGGTTTTAGCGCCGGACATTCAGCCGGGGGTGGTTGTTCGCGTTGAGGGGATGGGGCTCAAATTCGACGGGACGTACGCGATACACAAGGTTACCCACACGATAGGCGCCAACAACGTAACCAAGATGAGTGCGATCTCTAACGGCGGTTTCTTGGCCAAGGACTCGGAAGCGTACGGCGATTCAGTAAACTCCAAGGCGCCTCAGGCTACAGACAAGAAAACGAAGATAGCAAAGCCGCAGTAACTATGGAAGCAGACGATAGCGAAGTTTTATTCGAGATGTTTGAGAACATCCAACGGCAGGGGATAGAGAACACCTTGCAGCTTTATTACGGGATTTACCGTGCTGAGGTTACCTCCAACGAAGACCCCGAGGAGCGAGGGCGCGTTCTGGTTAGGGTGGTCGACCTAGGCCAGACGAACGATCTCAAGATTTGGATCCCTCCTCTTTTCGAAATGGCTGGAAACGACAAGGGTTTCTTTTTCCCTCCCGAGAAAGGCGACTTTGTAAGAGTTTACTTTCATCAGGGGGACCCCTCACAGCCTCACGGTTACCTCGGCGGCTGGTTTAGCCAGAAGGACAAGCCCAAAGAGTTTGCGTACACGAACAAGCGCCCCGAGAAGCGGGGCATCCTTACTAGGATGGGTTCCGGGGTGTTGTTCTCCGACGAAAAGGACAACCAATATGTCCGGTTGATCTGGCACAAGCCGGAGGACTCAGATCCCGCTTTTTCAGACGCAAAAAAGACAGCCTCCCGAGAAGGGGGGAAGTTTTCGTTTATTGAGCTGACCAAAGACGGTTCGATCCAGGCGCTAACAAGTGACGGGCACGGGATAATCTTCGACAACGCGCAGGAATCAGTTCTGTTGCTCCACAAGTCTGGTCACTCGATTTCGATGACCACGGACGGGGTTACCATCGCAGATAAAAAGGGTAACCTGATAACCATCGACAACGGTAAGGTTAACGTTATTGCTGAGGGTAGTGTAACGATAGCCGCCCAATCGGTGAACCTGAGTTCCGGGGGCGTCTCCCTTGGTTCCCCTGCTGTGGCTAGTGCGGTTCTTGGCGAGCAGTTGTTGGCGTGGTTAGCTACGCACACACACTCGCATCCGTTGGGGCCTACGGGGCCTGCTTTAGTACCTCCGACGCCCTTACTTTTGAGTAAATCGGTCAAACTCAAAGCATGAGCCGCTGTAACTTCCCTGAATTCCCTCCCAATCTTCGGTTACCTGCTTTACCGGCTTTGCCAGGTCTTCCCGAGATCCCTTCTATCCCGAGGCTACCTGCTTTGCCCGCGATTGCTCTTCCTGGGGTTGACTTGCCGGGATTTCCTCCGTCTTTAAGGCTGCCTGCTTTACCTGCTTTGCCGGGGCTGCCCGAGATCCCCTCTATCCCGAGATTACCAGCCCTACCAGCAATCGCTTTTCCGAGCATCGACCTTCCAGGTTTTCCTCCTAATCTTCGGTTGCCTGCCTTACCGGCTTTGCCGGGGTTACCCGAAATTCCTTCTATCCCGCGATTGCCGGGGCTCCCTGCTTGTCCGATTGATAGAGTTTAAGTATGTCGATTTTCAAGGGCATAGCTTTCCCGCTCCAAGTCTCTCCTAAGGCTTTTCCAGCTCCGGCGGAGGACGATGCTTTAATCAAGCAATCCTTGGTTCAAATAATCATGACCCTGAAGGGGGAGCGCGTGATGCGCCCTGAGTTTGGTTCGGGGGCTCTTAGCTACATCTTCGAAAACTCTAACGAGGAGCTTTCTTCGTTGATTCGCTTTGATATCGCCTCGGCGTTGTCTAAGTACGAGCCCCGAGTGCTGGTACGCTCAATCGACGTAGCGCGTCAAGAATCGTTGGTTTCTGTTCAGGTAAACTACCTAGTGGTAGCGACTAACAAGATTCAAACCCTAACGGTTGTCCTAGGATCGGAGTAAGATTGCGCCATGGGTACAGTTTCAGCCTCGTCGATCAATCGCGCTCAGTATCTGGGCCTTGATTTCGACACGAGTTCTGATGACTTGCTTTCGCGGTTGCAGGTTGAGTTTGCAACGCAATTCAACGATTTTGCGGTGTCCAGCCTAGGGATCATGCTGCTCGACTTGGTGGCGTTTTCCCAAGACACGCTTTCGTTTTACCTAGATCGGCGAGCGAGCGAAAGTTACCTGGCTACGGCGCGTACACGGGGAGCCGTAGCGCGTTTAGCTAGGCAGCTAGGGTACAAGATGGGGCCAGCAATTGCCTCGTCCCTTGACCTTACCGTGTCAATCTCTTCGGCTGTTCCCTTTTCCGTAACGATTCCGAAGGGCTTCCAGTTTCTAGGGCCGGACGAGATTATATTCGAAGCGGCGGAGCCGGTTACCTTTCCCCCTAGCTCTACGGCGCCTCTGAATGTCCCCTGTTACGAGGGGCAGACCTTTACGGACCAGTTCGTTTCAGACGGCACGGCCAGCCAAGTTTTTCAGCTTACTCGATTGCCCGAAGGTAGTTTCGTAGTGCTCGGGACGGTAGTGGTGGTGGTCAACGGGACCACGTGGTCGGAGAGTGAATTCCTAGAGTTTGAATCCAGCTCCCAGTTTGAGGTCGGCTACAACGACGACCCTCCTACTATTCGCTTTGGTGACGGCGTTGCGGGATCAATCCCCTCGTTGGGGGCTACGATAGACGTTTCTTATGTCGGGAGCCGGGGGCTAGCAGGGCGCGTAAACAAGGAGACCGTAACGGACGTTGTAGACACGTTGGTCCAATCTTTCACGCCTATCGATCTGCTGGTTAACAACACCTCGGGGTCTATTGGTGGGGACGATCCAGAGACGCTGGACAGCGTGAAGGTTAACGCGCCCAAGGTCTTCAAAAGCCGGTATGTCGCGGTAACCCGAGAAGATTACGAAGCTCTTTCTGGTAGGTATGCCGATCCTCTATTTGGCCGGGTTTCCGTTGCTCAAGCCATTGCGGCGAGGAGCGCCGCAGAAGACATAACCCTAATCAACTACCTGAACGAGATTAACTCCCTGGCTAACAGCCATGTGGCTCCTGTTCAGGCCGATGTTGACGCTATTCAAGCCAGCTTGGCTTCAATAACCGGGGATATGGCCACAATCTCGACAAATCTCGGTTCTATTGTTGGGTTGACCAGTGCTTTAGCGGCGACGGACCTCCCCTCGGCGCTAGCGGGTTCCCGCGCCTCCAAGAACCTAACTCAAGAGATTACGATAGACGCGGGGAACATTGCAACGGCTGCTACTGCTGTCCAAGTGCTCGTGAATGCGCTCCCTGTTGCTGGAACGAGCCAGCTAACCTCGGGGGACAAGACTCAGCTCTTAGCGTTGATCGCTACAATCTTATCTGAGCAATCCAGCATCGTGACGGACACGGGGACTATCGCGTCTCACGCTACGAGCGGGATCACAATACTCGGCGCCGCTACTGATAAGGTTAATCAGATAGGCATCAACACGACTTCGCCGGGGTCGTATCTTTACGCGATAGACCAAGAGAGAATCTCCACGAACGCTCAGGTTACAGCGGCGCAGACGGCAGCAACGGAGATCGAAACGTTGGTGGTGGATATCTCCGAGGCGGTGGGAGACCAAACCGATCTTGTCTTTGCTCACGTCGATTCGTTTTTGGCATCGGACTGCAAGGCTAATCTCGTGGTGGTTCCGATCTTGTCGCTTAACTCCTCGGGGTTTTACGCGGCTCCAAGTACAGGTTTGATCAAGAGCTTGCAGGCGTTCTTAGACGCCAGGAAAGAAGTCACTCAAACCGTCTCGGTTACCTCGGGGGCGAATTCCCTTGTAGCTGCTGTACTCACGGTGGATATCGGGGTTCTTTCCAATTACAGCCAGTCTGTAACTGAAACAGCCGTAGTTACTGCGGTGGACGGGCTCTTAAAAAACCGGAGTTTCGGCGTTTCGCTGTACGTTTCGGACGTACACAAGACAGTTGCTAAGATTGCTGGGGTGGGTTACGCAAACGTAACAATTCAAGGGTTCATCAACGGGGTTTTCGTTGATTCGAGCCTAAACGACTCTCAGGGGAACTTAATTATCGGCGCGTCAAAGGTAGTCACTAAAGGAACGCTTACGGTGACTTCAACCGCGTTAGCGGGGACGATCACCTCCTAAGATTGGGGGTTACCTTGGCGGGACCGCAGCAGAGATTCAGATACGATAGGGTAAGGGTTGCCGACAAGGCAGACGATCAGAAGTCTCCGGTACAGATCGTAACGGGGGCTACTGGGGGATCGGTCACGCAAGAGGATTACCAAGAATTTGTTTTATCTCAGATAAAGCGGGTTATCTGGGGTTCAGATCCTGGACATTGGTATCTAGATTTCGCTTCGCTCGGGGTACTGAGTTTGAAGCAGCTAAGCGCGGCGATGGGTGCGCGCGTTTACAACGTCTCGCTGCTCGGGGTCAAGAACGGGGTTAACCTAGTTTTCACCACACCAGACGACTTCGTTAACGTTGCTTCGGGGGAGACGATTCAGGTTTATTACAACGGGCAGCGTCTCCTAGAATCCGAAGATTACATGATTTCGGAAAGCGGCGGGATGGGCTCAGGCTACGATACCGTAACAATGCTCGTCGCTCCCAAGATCGATGACAAGCTTACTGCGGATTACACGAAGGAGTAAAACTTATGGCACGTACATTTATTCGCCAGGATACACAAATTCGGAAGAGCGATCTCTACGACGATACGATTGCGCCGTCAGTAGCCGCTTACGAGACCAACCCGACGAACATTGAAGACGATTTGAACCGGGTACGTTCGGCGCTTCAAAACTTCCTAAACCGGAATGGCGCGAGTTTTCCGGTAGGAAACTGGTACGATGATATTCCGGCTCCTGTATCGTTCGAGAACGGTTCTTCTCGCGGCATTGGGGAGCTTAACCAGCAATTGCACGACCTTGAGCGCAAGCGTGTTCTGGTTGAGGTTTTCAATCCCAATGACGTACCAGTAGGTACTCAGGCGAACGGTACGCTCACGGCTACCGCCAACTTTGCCAACGGCGAGACCGTAACGACGGGTACCAAAACCTACACGTTCCAGACGGTTCTCACGAACGTCGACGGTAACGTTCTTATCGGAGCCTCGTTAGCGGCGAGTTTAACCAACCTAGCCAACGCGATTTCTCTCGGTGCTGGGGCCGGTGTGGACTACGCGACGGCTACCACGGCGAACGCGTTCGTTTACGCCACCTCGACGGCTACCACGCTCGTTTTGATGGCCAAGACTGGCGGTGTTGCAGGCAACACGGTAGCGACCACGGACACGGCGGC